CAACCAGTTTATTACACAATTACTGGTTCGCAATTAGAGTTTATTCCTACACCAGATTCAACATATAGCGCAGAACTTACATATTATGCTAAGATTCCTGCGTTGAGTGATTCAAACACAAGCAACTGGCTTCTAGCTTATGCCCCAGACTTGTACTTATATGGTGCATTGGTTGAGGCCGCACCATATTTGAAAGATGATGAGCGTTTAGCTGTATGGGGTCAAATGTATACAAACTCCATTAGCGACATTGAGGTGGCAGATCAAAGGGCATCTGTTTCTTCAACTCCACTTGTTCGTGCCCGATCTTTGGGGTAATAAATGTCATCTTTTAGCGATTACACAGAAAATCTTGTACTAACGTACTTGTTTACAACTGGTTCGGCAACACGCCCAACGGCTTGGTATGTGGGTCTATTTACTGCCGCACCTAGTGATACTGGTGGTGGTACAGAGGTTTCTGGAAGTGGTTATGCCCGTGTAGTTACTGGAACAATATCTGGTAGTGGTACTGCAACTACATTTACTAATGCTGCCGCAATTGAATTTGCCGCTGCTTCTGGTGGTAATTGGGGTTCAATTGGTTGGGCAGGTATTTTTGATGCTTCTACTGGTGGAAATCTATTGGCCTGGGCGCCATTGACCACAGCACGAACCATCAATGATGGTGATATTTTCCGTATTCCTGCTACAAGTTTGACAATTACTTTGACATAAAATGGCTGCGTATGGTTCTGGCTATTACGGAGGAGGAAATTACTCCTATGGTGTAAGCCTTGGCGCTGCGAGTATTGTTGATGCAAGCACTGTTGCAATTTCTGCAAAACGTGTTGCTGTAGGCGCAGTTGCAATTGCTGACACTAGTTCATTAGTTGTTAATGGAGTTAGAGTCGCATTTGCTGCAATGACTGTTGCAGATAATTCAACAATTGTTATTGGCGCAAATGTAATAACAAGCAACAGCGTAGCATTTGTTGCAGGTAGCAGTGTATTAGTTAATGGTGTAAGAGTCGGGCTTGGTAATGTTAATTATTTATCTGGCTCAAACATTATAATTAATGCTAGAAAGAAATGGGAAACTGAAGCGGATGTTTCAGAAACTTGGACTCCCATTGAGGATGTCGCAGAGTCTTGGACAACAGTTTCAGTTTAAATAATTCTCTTAGGGGTAAAACATGGCAGATACAACAACCACAAATCTAGGCTTAACAAAGCCAGAAGTTGGCGCTTCAACAGATACATGGGGTACTAAGATCAATACTGATCTGGATACCATTGACGCATTGTTTGATACTGGCCCACTTCTTAAAGTAACTAAGGGTGGCACTGGTGTTGGCACAAGTACAGGGTCAGGCAACAATGTGTTGTCAACATCGCCAACACTAGTAACTCCTGTCCTTGGAACACCTACTAGCGCAACCTTAACAAACGCTACAGGACTGCCCATATCAACTGGTGTGTCTGGTTTGGGTACAGGTGTTGCCACTGCTTTAGCGGTCAATGTTGGTTCTGCTGGTGCGCCAGTAGTTAATGGTGGTGCTTTAGGTACTCCATCTGGTGGTACTGTAACTAATCTTACAGGCACAGCTTCTATTAACATTAACGGAACTGTGGGTGCTACTACAGCAACCACTGGTGCTTTTACTACTCTAACAAGTACAGGAACAATTAACTTGTTGACTGTAGGCCGTGGTGCTGGCGGTGTATCAAGCAACACTGCGCTTGGAAGTGGGGCATTAAATAACGCTTCAACTACTGGTGGATTTAATACATCCATCGGTAGAAACACGATGCAGAGTTTGACCTCTGGTAGCGAAAGTGTTGCCGTAGGAAATTCTGTTTTAAACTTAGCAACTACAGGCGGTAACAATGTTGGTGTAGGTAACTCTGCTTTAGCGGCAACTACTACTGGCTCAAACAATACCGCCTTGGGATTAGGATCGTTGCAACGAAACACTACAGCATCCAGTAATACGGCTGTAGGGTATCAAGCCCTTACATATAACACCACAGGCACACTAAATGTTGCGGTAGGTTATCAGGCGGGGTATAGCAATACTACTGGTACTGTTACAGCCGTAGGGTATCAGGCGGCTTATAACAACACCACTGGCTCTCCAATTGAGGCATTTGGTTATGAGGCCGCAAAAGCTAACACCACGGGCGTAAATAACGTAGCCATTGGATACCACACTCTTTTCACCAATCAAACTGGTAGCTGGAACACTGCTGTGGGGTTAAACGCTTTAGCAACTGCAACTGGTTTTGGAAATGCCGCTGTTGGTGCTGCCGCTTTAGCAGCAACTACTACTGGTTATGGATTAACTGCGGTTGGTCTTAATACGTTAACCGCCAATACAACGGGAAACCGAAATGTTGCTGTTGGTGGTGAGTTTTACGCTATTACTGCTGCCGCTTTAGCAGCTAATACAACTGGAAGTGATAACGTAGCTACAGGTGTGGCGGCTTTAGGTGCAAACACAACGGGCAGTAACAATGTTGCATTTGGTACACAAGCTCTTAAATCCAACACCACAGCATCAGAAAACACCGCTGTAGGTTATCAATCGTTAAACACAACCAGTACAGCCGCTCGTAATACTGCTGTCGGTCATCGGGCGGGATACCTTGCCACAACAGGAGCAAATAATGTATTTGTAGGCTTTGCGGCTGGTGAAAACGTAACAACTGGAAGTGATAACACTTTTGTTGGCGCTAGGGGTAGTGGTGCGGGTGGTGGTGCTGGTAATGCAGTAACGTCAGGCGCTAGACACACCCTTATTGGACAGTACGATGGAAACCAAGATGGTTTAGATATTCGTACAGCAACCAACTATGCAGTCATTTCTGATGGTGCGGGAAATCGTTTGTTATCAACTGCAAATGGACAGACCCTTGCGCTTGACTCAGCAGTTCCAAACTCAGGAACAGGCATCGCATTCCCCGCAACTCAATCAGCATCTACAGACGCTAATACCCTAGATGACTATGAAGAAGGAACTTGGACGCCTAGCGTTGGTGGAACTGCTACTTATTCAAGTAGAACTGGTACATACACAAAAATTGGTAGACAAGTCACGGCATGGTTTGATGTAACAATTCTTTTAATTGGAACTGGAGGCGGTTCATTATCGGGACTTCCATTCACTAATACATCATCACTTCCAGGTGTTGGTGGTATTGGATACTTTTCTAGTTTGGTAAGTAGTTTTGTAATTGTTAACCCAATTGTTCCTGGAAGCGGAGTGATTGTGACATTTGAAACAGCTACTGCGGCAGCGGCTACTTTGGGTGACAATCAAAACATTTGGGCTAATAGTTCAAGATGTTTAGGATTTGTTACATACCATGTTTAATTAACTAAGTTGGATTACTTAGTCGGACACTTAACTCAAAAGGAAATCATCATGTCACTTACCAAACAAACAGTCGTTGACCAAATCACAGTAAGCGAGAATGGAATCATTCTCTATCGTGAAGCCACACGCATCATGGAAGATGGTGTTCAACTAAGCCAAACCTACCATCGTTCAAGCCTGACACCCGCACAAGACTTAACAGGCGTTCCCGCTAATGTTGTTGCAATCTGCAACACAGTCTGGACTGCTGAAGTTATTGCAGCTTATCAAGCGGCTCAAGAAACACAAGGAGTTTAAGTATGATTACTGAAACACTAACACCAGAACAAATTGCACAGCACTACTCTGCCGCAATGGACAGCGTAAACCTAATTAATGCTGGCAAGCCAGAAGGCATGGCTGACGCTGACTGGACTGCTTGCTTGTCACGCAATAAAGAACACTTGCAAATCATGTTGGCTAAAGACTTTTGGACAAATGAAAACTTAGCACCATTACAGGCGGCTTCTGTGTAATCATGGAAAACGAAGTCACCCACAAGCAAATCTACGATAGGCTCGTTGAAGTAGAATCTAAGGTAGATAACATAGACCAGAACACAAAGGGTCTTGTAGAGGCTATAAAGGCTCTTGATGGGGCTTTTAAAGTATTGGGATGGGTTGCTTCTGCTGCCAAGCCTATTCTGTGGGTGGGTGCGTTAATCATGGCTGCTGGTGCTGTTTGGCAGACTTGGCTTAAAAAGTAATGGCTAATGTAAAACAACAACTTGAAATCCCTGCTGTACCATCTTTAGGTACGTCAGGAATTGTTTATTCTGAGAATATTCAGAATCAAAACAATGGACTTTTAAGGTTGTTTTTTACAAAGTTAGTTAATTCAGTACAGTCTGTTATTGGCCCAAGAGGTGGTAAGTTTTTGAACAATCCTTACGGAGCTTTTCAAGACTCTACAGACCAAGTAGCGGCTAGTACCACTGTAGCTTATCCAGTAACATTCAATACTACAGATTTTTCCAATGGTGTAACTATAGTTAGTAACTCTAGGATTACTGTAGCTGATGATGGAATTTGGAACTTACAGTTTTCGCTTCAATTTACAAATACAACAAATGCTTCTCAGGATGTGGATGTTTGGTTTAGAGTAAATGGTACAAATATTGCCAACTCAAATAGCAGATATGGATTGGCTCCAAGAAAAGGGGCGGGAGATCCATTTCATGTAATTATGGCTTTGAATTATTTTGCTAGTTTAAATGCAACTGACTATATTGAAATTATGTGGAGAACTAGCGATACTGGTGTATATATTGAACATTACGTTGCCAGTTCAACACCAACTAGGCCATCAATTCCATCTGCAATTGCTACAATGAGCTTTGTGTCTAACCTACCTAGGTAATAGAATAAAGATATGGCTTACATTCCACTACAAATTCCTCCAGGCGTATACAAAAATGGGACTGAATATCAGTCTAAAGGCCGTTGGAACGGCTCAAATTTGGTACGTTGGTATCAGAATACTATCCGTCCAATTGGTGGATGGCGTAAACGCTCGTCAACCCAATTATCTGGATCTGCTAGAGGATTGATTACATGGCGTGATAACGCTAATGTTCGTTGGACAGCAGTTGGTACGCACTCTAAGCTTTATGCAATGAACGAAGGTGGAGTAGCATTTGACATTACTCCCACATCTTTTACTGTTGGCATTGCTGATGCAGATACCAAACTAGGTTATGGTTATGGTGCTTATGGATCTGCCGCCTATGGCATTGCTAGGCCAGATTCTGGCTCTTACATCCCTGCGACTACTTGGAGTTTAGATACTTGGGGTGAATATTTAGTAGGTTGCTCAAATGCTGATGGAAAGCTTCTTGAGTGGCAATTAAATACTGGTTCTGATGCTGTTGCACTTACTAACGCACCAACTAGTTGTGTTGGTTTGATTACTACTCAAGAACGATTCTTGTTTGCATTGGGTGCGGGTGGTAATCCTCGTAAGATTCAATGGTCTGACCAAGAAAACAATACTGTATGGACTCCTGCTGCAACTAACCAAGCTGGTGACTTTGAGTTAACTACTACTGGCTCTTTGCAATGCGCCAAACGCATCCGTGGATCTACAATTATATTTACTGATGTAGACGTACATACTGCTACATATATTGGCCCACCATTTATTTACAGTATTGATCGTGTTGGTACTGGTTGTGGAGTTATTTCCCGTCAATCAGTAGCAGCTACCGATAATTCATGTATTTGGATGTCAAAGTCAGGTTTTTGGTTGTTTGATGGCTTTGTTAAGCCTTTGTCATGTGATGTTGGTGATTACATCTTTAAAAATATTAACTATCAACAAGCATCTAAGGTTTATTGCGTCCATAACTCTGCCTATGGTGAGATTTGGTGGTTCTATCCAAGTTCTGCATCTAATGAAGTAGATTCCTATGTTTCTTACAATTATCGTGAGAATCATTGGGCTATTGGAACTTTGGCTCGTACCTGTGGTACTGATCGTGGAGTTTTTGTTAATCCAATTATGGTTTCTTCAGATGGCTACGTATATGAGCATGAAGTTGGATTTAACTATGACTCACAGACATTGTTTGCTGAGTCTGGACCAGTAGAGATAGGCAATGGCGATAGAACCATGAGTCTGACAGGATTAGTCCCTGATGAAAATACCGCTGGTGATGTGCAAGTGCGTTTTAGCACCAAGTTTTACCCCAATTCTACTGAATACAACTATGGCCCATATTCAATGGCAAGCCCTACTTCAGTACGCATAAGCGGAAGACAAGTGGCGGCTAAGATTGAAGGCGTTAGATTAGCTGATTGGCGAGTTGGTGTTATTAGATTTGATGGGAAACCTGGCAGTTTGAGATGATTGACTATGAAAAGTACAAGATTAATGGTGAACTACCATTATGGGCTGTATCTTTTCAAAAAGTAGAGAAAATACTTCAACCTGCTTTAGAATACGATAACACTCATAATATGCAGGACGTAGCCGACTGTATTGACAGTTGTACGATGCAATTATGGCCTGGAGTTAACAGTGCAGTTGTTACTCAGGTTCAAAACTTTCCAAGAATGAAGGTTTTGCATATATTTCTGGCAGGTGGTAATCTAGAAGAACTAGAAACACTTACCCCCCATATTCAAAAGTTCGCTGAATACATGGGATGCCAAAAGATCACCTTAACAGGACGTAAGGGTTGGTCAAGAACTTTTGTATCCAAATTTAACATGAAGCCAACACATTATTGGCTATCAACGGAGGTGTAATTATGTCTGGTGGTTCAAGTCAACAAACAGCGCAGCTTGATCCTGCATTTCGTGATGCGTTCTTAAAGAATTTAGAAGGCTCACAAGGTGTAGCAGGTAACTTGCAAGCCCGTGAGTTTGCAGGGTTTAATGCTGACCAAAATCAAGCATTTAACTTAAATCGTTTGTATGCAAGTCCATTAAGCGCACCGACTCTTTATGCAACTGATGCTGCCAATATTCTTAAACAAGGTGCTGAATACGTACCCCAAAATGTTAATTACCAAGCTTATGGTGGCACAACAGTATCGCCAGCGGCTTTGGCTGCTCAACAAGGTTACACGGCACAAACTGGCGTAGGCGCTAGTGCAGGTGCGGCTCAACAAGCAGGATCACAAGGTTATACCGCAGCACAATTTGCTGGCGCACAAGCAGGTCCTGCTTCCTTGGCACAAGGTTTAGGTTACACATCCCGTGAATTTGCGGGTGTGTCTGCGGGTGATGCGGAAAGAGCGCAAGCCGCTGCTTTAGGCCGTGGTGATATTCGTGATGTTTCTGCTCAACAACTTACCGCAGAGCGTGTTGCCGCTGAAAGAGTTGCCGCCCAACAAGCCGCTGCCGCACAAGCCGCACGTAGTGGTGCAAGAGATGTATCTGCTACTGGTGTAACAGGCGCACAAGTTACTTCTGAAGCTTTGGGACAGATTGCTCCACAAGCCCGTCAGAATGTACGTGATATTCAAGCCCAATCATTCTTGAATCAGAATATTCAGCAGTATATGAATCCATATACACAAGCTGTTACTCAACAAAGTTTGCAAGATTTAGAGCGTTCACGCCAATTGCAACAACAACAAACTGCGGCTCAAGCAACTGCCGCCAGAGCGTATGGTGGATCTCGTCAAGGTGTTGCTGAAGCTGAAACTAATCGTGCATTTGGTGAAAATGCGGCTCGTTTGGTTGCTCAACAGAACGCTGCTGCTTATGCCGCTGCCCAACAAGCTTCTGAGGCTGATATTGCTCGTCAGATGCAAGCACAACAACTTAACCAAGCTCAAGATGCCGCCACTACTCAGCAAGCACTGCAACTTGCTGGTCAGTTTGGTTTGGCTAATCAAGATGCAAACTTACGTGCGGCTTTGGCTAACCAAGGTGTTGATACACAGTATGGTTTAAGTAATGCTCAACTGCAACAACAAGCTACTTTGGCTAACCAAGATGCGGCTTTACGTGCTTCTCTTGCAAATCAATCTACTGGTTTACAAGCTCAACAGTTAAATCAGGCTTCTGCTTTGCAAGCTGGACAAGCTAATCAAGATGCCGCATTGAGAGCCGCCCTTGCAAACCAAGGTGTTGATCTAAGTGTTGGTCAGTTAAATACGCAGAATATGCAACAAGCAAATCTTGCTAATCAAGCTGCCGCTAATCAGATGGCTCAATACAATGCAAGTAACTTGCAACAAGCGGGTTTGTCTTCTCAAGCTGCCGCTAACCAAGCCGCACAATTTGGTGCTGGCGCTCAAAATCAAGCTTCTTTGGCAAATGCTGCAGCGCAAAACGCACTGTCTCAGTTTAATGCAAGCAATCTGCAACAAGCAGGTCTTGCAAATGTTGGTGCGGTGAATCAAGCGGGTCAATTTGGTTCTGCTGCAGCTAATCAGGCGGCTTTGCAGAATGCGGCTGCTGGCAATCAAATGGCTCAGTTTAATGCTGGTAATCAGCAAGCTATGTCATTGGCTAACCTTGCTGCACAGAATCAAGCAGGTCAGTTTGGTGCTTCTGCATTTAATCAAGCAGGCTTGGCAAACCAAGCTGCTCTTAATGCGGCTGCTGCCCAACAAGCAGGATTGACTCAGCAAACTGGTTTAACAAATGCTCAAAACTTCTTGCAAGCTAATTTAGCTAACCAGCAAGCAGGATTGAGTGCTAACCAACAACGAATCACTGGTGGAAGCCAGTTAGCCTCTGCTGCCACAAACTTGCAGAACTTAGGTTTTGGTCAGGCAAATCAGCTTGCTCAACAAGGCGCTATTCAACAAGGTTTCTCTCAACAACAGTTGGATGCAATCCGCAATCTGCCGTTGGAGCAACAACAGATCATTAACCAAGCATTGGGACTCAATGTTGGCGGTGGTTCTGGTACGCAATCTACATCTACTTCACGCCAAGGCTTGCTTGGTTTGCTCGGTATCTAAGGAGTCTATATGTTTAATCTTGGTTTGCTGTCTGATGCAGCACTTACTGGTCTTAGTGATGAAGAGAAGAGTAACCTGCAAAAGCAAGCTACTCAACAATTCTTGCTTGGCTCTTTGTTAAGCAATGATCCATCTATGGGCTTAAAGTCTGCCATGTCTGTACCAGAGCAGTATTTGAGTGGACAAAGAGCTATTTCTGAGATGCAAGAGAAAAGACGCCAACGTGGTGAAGTATCTAACTTCTTAGAAGAGTTTGCTCCAGACCCAATGCAAGCACAACGACAAGCTTTAAATGCAAATCTTGGAAGACCAAGAATGGCTACAAGCCCTTATGCTTTAGGCACATCTTTAGGTTTGCCACAAGAGCGTATTGAGCCACAAGCTACTAATCAGCCAATTGATTACGATAGAGCTTTATCCGCATCATTACGCTTATCTGGAAACCCTGCACAACCTCAAATTCGTGAAACTTTAAATTCAATGCAAAGAAAACTGCAAGATGGATTTATTGTTGCGCCAGGTGGAAAAATAGAAGGTGTTGCTCCTAGAGTTGACACAACTCGTGGCACTGTTACAACTGGAACAATGGTTGGTGGACAACCTCAATTTGAAACAAATGTGTTAAGGGGTGCGGCTAAAGCTGCTGCGCTTAATACATTACCTGAGTTGGAAAAAGGACAACAATATGTCTTTGATAACAACCAAAATGTAATTGGTTTGATGGATGTAAATGGGAAGCTTCAATCTTTGGCAGCAAGAACTGCAACAGAGACTGCGGCTCGTGAAGCCAATATTCCTCGCCCAAGCTTTACAGCAACTGGTGCGCCAACATTTACTTATGCAACTCCTCCAGGTCTTGCAGGTGGCGTTACACTACCAGCAGGTACTGCTCAACCTACTATTACACAACCAGTAACTGGTCCTAGTACAGCACAAGGAATTTTGAATCAAGCATATAAACCAATTCTTGATGATGCTTACAAAGGCTTTCAAACAGCTAAAAAGACTTCACCAGTAATTGACCAATTGCAAAATGCTTATAACCAGCCAGGCTTTGATACTGGTTCATTTACCAATGTCAGAACTCAACTAGGAAATGTGTTTAACAGTCTTGGTGTTTCTGGAGAGAGAAATAAACAATTCTTGACAAATGCTATTTCAGCCCGTCAAGGTATTAACGCTTTAACTGGTGAGAGTTTGTCTGAAGCAGTTGGAGCTATCTCTAACTTTGAGATTGGCTACTATGGTCAACGTAATGCTCAAATTACAGACCCTAAAGAATCAACAAACTTTAACTTGGCTGTTTTGCGTGAGGCTA